GAAAATAAGAACGAGGATTCACTCCAGCGTGCACGGGATGACTTCGGTTACTTTTGCGAGTATGTAGCTGATAAGCCTCCAGCGGAACATCACAAGGAGTGGCACCGCAAGTTCGTAACAGATCAAGATAGTTCCTGCCTAATCAAGATTGCTGGTCCTAACGTCGACCTACTTGCTCCTCGTGGCTCAGCAAAAAGTACAGTACTTGGCTTGTTGACAGCCTGGGCCATTGGTATTCATACAACTGCCAAGTTGCCTCTTCAGATTCTTTACCTTTCCTATACCGTTGATATTGCACGCTCTAAGTCTGCAACCATCAAACGAATCATTGAAAGCAAGCGATATCAAGAAGTTTTTCCAACAGTACGTCTTCTTAAGAACGTAACCAGCAATGAGTATTGGTCCATTGACCATAAGTTTGCCGGTATTGACGTAACTGGTGACGAACAATTTACACTCTGTGCGGCAGGCTTGAAAGGTTCAGTGACCTCCAAGCGTTCGCACCTGGTGATGATTGATGACGCCATTAAATCAGCCGCTGATATTGCAAACCCTGACATCAGAAAAATGATGCAGGACAACTGGAACGCGGTGATTGCACCAACGATGTTTGAAGGGGCACGTGCTATCTGCCTTGGTACTCGTTTCAGACATGATGACATTCACTCCACCACGTTCAACGAACAAAACAATTGGCAGCAGATTATTCTGTCGGCAATTTACAATGATCCCAAGACTGGTGAGGAGATGTCCTATTGGCCAGAGATGTGGTCATTGGACTATCTAAAAGAAAAAAAACGACAAGCACCTATTGCTTTTTCGTTCCAGTACATGAATCAAATCATCAGGCAAAACGAACTTTCGTTGGCACCTGAATTGATTGTCAAGGCTGAAATCTCTACAGAATTTGATGCCCTTGGTATTGGCGTTGACTTGTCTGCTGGCATCAAGGAAAAGAACGATTACACAGTTATGATTCTTGGTGGTCGCATTGGCGACCGCATCCATATTATTGATTACCGACGTATTCGCGTAATGGGTAACTTGGAAAAACTAGACGCTATGAAGGAGCTTCTCAATGATTGGTCTATTCTTGGTCGTGATGACAGTGGCAATTATTTCCCTACTTATTCAACTTGCGATATATGGTCCGAAGCTGTTCAATACCAAGCATCGCTAGAAGCAGACTTCAAGCGTGTTTGCTTAAGCAATGAAGGACTGTACAACTTGATCTGGCACCCGGTCAAAGGATTCCGCGCAGATAAATTGGCACGTTTCCGTGGGATTATTGGTATGTTTGAAGACCGGAAGATTATCTTCAATCGCTACCGTAACTTCACTGCAATGTTTGAAGAACTAACTAACTTTGGCGTCAGTAGTCACGACGACACGGTCGACGCCTTAGTATGGTTGGTAACGGGCCTTGCTCGTAAAGGCCAACTGCAGCTTGATTACTAATCTTAAAATAGATAAAGAAAAATCAAAGTTTTGTACCAGTGGGTCCTGAATATCTCGCCCTTGGCCTAACAGCTCTTGTCTCCGCATTTACCGGGGGTAGCTGGGTGGCCAATAAAATACTAGACAGACAGCAAGAGCGCCTTCAAAGTGCTTACGATTATATCGGCTCACAAAAAAGAAGGATCGATATTTTGGAAGATCAAATCAATCGCATGCCTTTGGAGTATGTATTGAAAGTTGACTTCCTCAGGGAAATAAAAGAAATGCATGATAACTTTAAGCAGATCAACAATAAGCTTGATAAGCTAATGGAAAAGCTTTTGGAAAAATGAGTTACATCTTGGAGATCCAGGAGGACGAAAACGGAGATCAATACATTACGCTACCCGATGAGGTGGTTGACGAGCTTGGCTGGCAAGAGGGGGATATTCTCAACTGGGACGTAAAAGGAAATGGAATCATTCTGCATAAAGTTAACGATTGCTCTGGTTACGAAGTAATAGAAGAGTAAAATAGAAACAAAGAGAGATTCAGATGTATTACGCAGGTGAAAGTAACGTCCCTGGTGCGCCAGGCAACTTAATGGCTGGAGGTAATTTCTTGGGTGGTCAGGGTAGTGCCATTAATCCTGATGCATTTAAAAAAGATGCACGACAGCAAAAAATTTATAACAAAGGAATGGGTACGGACAATCCCAACGAACGGGAGATTTTCTTGCAACGTACGGGTCCGCAGCTGCCGTTAGCTAGCCTTGGCAATTTTGGTGGCATGTTTACGCAATTTCCTACAGGCGGAACACCGATGGGTAATGCTGGTTTTTACATGGGGCCTCAGCTTGGGCAAATGACACCACCTGCTGGGTTCCAGAACAAAACAGTTTCTTGATTTATTGTTAGTATTACTAAAACAGAGGAGCAATAGTGGCTGACGCTGTAAGTCGACTTAAGGAAATGGTCAATTCCTATCTTGAGAAAGATGGGAGTGTTGGCGTCGACACGGGCATCATTGCTTCTCACATTGCTCAGATGAAACTTTTTGGCATTCGCCAAGGGGTTGAATTTTTCCCATCCCAAGATAACTTTGGTGCACAGCGCAAAGACTTTCTTGACCGTGTCCTGAAGTACAACAAGATGGATATCCGTCTGGATTCCATTTGGGAATACTTCCTGTGTGATGGGAAAGGTCTTTTTTATATCCGTCCCACTAAGGTGAGCTATCGCCTTTATTACTTCCGTGCTCACGAGTACCGTTCTTATTACAACGTAGACGGTGAGCTGGATGAGGTGGTAATCATCTACAGCTACAAAGTCCGCAAGGGTTTTGGTTTGAATGATAATATCAACATCAAGAGCATCACTGGCTCAACGGTAACAGGCGACCAGGGTGCTAAGCGTTACATCAGGCTTTCCATTAAAGCCGATGAAATTGAAGAGACTCACGCTGAAGGTGAGATGTCATTTGACATGCCTTCCTATGCAGTGCCAGGGAAAACTAAAACGTTTAAAAATACGTTAGGCTTTATCCCTTGCGTTGAAATCTTCAACAACCCCAAAGGTTTCTCTACTGAAGGGGTCGGAGATTTTGATTCGATGGCAAACCATATCGTCATTCACGATGAAATGGTTCGCACGATGCGTAAGAACGTGCAGTTCTTTGGTAACCCAACACTTCTCTCATCACGTCCTAAAACGGACCTGATGGAAGCTGGGGGCGACACGACCATTCAGCGCCCCTCCATTGCTGCAAACTCTGGTTTCAATAGTCCCAGTGCATTAAGCCGGTCGACGTTTAAGTCTGATCCCATCAGTCGTGGAGTAGACGGTACTATCCGCGTACCACGTGTTATTGCGAACCTGGAGCCAAACGACCGCGTTGGCTATATTGTTCCAGATGCTATCACTGGTGACCAAAACGCATTTGCACGGCAGTACCGAGAAGAGATTCGCACCGCACTTGGCGGCGTTGATGAACTTTCTATTTCCGCTGGTGTAACGGCAACGGAATACAAGTCGTTGTTTGGACGTGTCTCCGCAACTTCCAAGAAAAAAGCAAATGCTATCTATACGCATGGCATCTGCCGTTGCCTTGAATTGATCATTTATCAAGAAGAGCAACTTTTCAAGAACACGCTGGCACAAGCAGCCGGACTTGAGAAGCCTGTCGCTCCTTCCAAGGGTTCACCCGAGGAAGAAGTTGCTGCCTATGAAGAGGCTCTTAAGCAACATAACGATAAAGTTAAACAGTTAATGATGGCTTGTGTTCAGGCCCAGCAGATTCCACCCGGAGTCATGGGCTTGATTCCTGACGGGGATGTCACAATGCTTTGGCGTTGGTTAGGTCCTGTGTACGAAGACTCGACACAAGATATCCTCAACAACTCCATCGTGGTGCGAAACCTACAAGAATTAGGTGTTGATAGCATTGAAGCACTGAAATACCTCTTCCCGTCTAAGACGGATGAGGAACGGGCCGAGATGTTATCTGGGTTCCCGTTCAGGATGGTTAACGAATTGCAGAGTGCTTACTCTCAGTTTGCCAAGCTAGTGGGGGGAATGATGCAGACGCCCCACCCGCAATCACCGGATCTTCCGATGGCTGCGGATCCAAGATTGGATTTAACCCCGTATCTGTATCGAACGTTAGAAGCTTTACAAAAGGAGATGAGTTATGCAGGACGCTACCGTCCAATCGATCCCACAGATGAGCCCCGCACAGCCGTCAGTAGCCCCGAGCAGCTACGTGACAGCAGCGGCTCCGGCGCCCAGCAGCTACCAAGCGGCTCCGGTGGCGTACCAAGTGGGGACCGCTTACCCCCAAGCGATTCCTCAAGCGAATATCAGCTACCAATCCGCCCCTACTCAGTACGCCCCCCAATCCCAACCGGCGGAAGCTCCTCAGGGGAATCCATGGGAATCGGCGTTCAACAAGGTGGTGAACCTTCTGAGCGCACCAGTTCAATCCCCGTTCCAGGGTCAACAATCAGCTCCGACGAGCTATACCCCGGCCAATTACGGACAGCCCAGCAGCCCAGCTACTTGGAACTCGGCAGCCCCGACCTCATTAACCAGCCCGGCCTCATCGCCCAGCTCTTCCCAAACTTCCTCGAGTCCCTCCTTGGCGGACGTAGCGGATTACCTGGGTCTGAGCCAGGAAAGCCGAGTGGTGATCGACGCGTACGGGGTGGAAGCTCCGGCTCTGCTAAACCAGTACGCCCTTCAACTCGAAGGAATGCTCGATAGTGCCGTAGCCTGGGGCCAACGTGCACAAAATCTGATTGGTGGTTATGCCGATTTTGCGGTTGCTGAGCATACCGAGAATCTGGCTTATAACGAAATCCTGACCAACCCTGATGTTCTTAGCGATTACACGCTGAAGTTCTTTGGTCCTGAAGGTCCGTACCCTGTGTACGAAAATGAAGCTCAACTGGAAACCCGTGGTTATCCCACCGCTCCGGTTCAAGCTAACTACGGTGAGTTCCCTGCTCCTCCTGCTGCTTCTGCTCCTCAGCAACCTGAAAACTTCTGGGGTAGCTTTAAGCAACAAATGGAAACGAGCCCTGAAAACGCCTGGCGTCTTCTGAACTACGCCCAGCCCAACGTGGTTGCAAACAAACTGTTTGTGATGGAGTGAGGCAATGAATATTGCCGGTAAGTTCTCTCCGATGTTATCCAGGGCCAAGCAAGAGCTTGCCACTGGTGCATTGAGTCCGGCAAAAACTGCCGCTATGGCACCATTAGCTTACGGGCTGATTGGTGCTGGCGGTTCAGTTGCCGGTAATTTATCTGACGAAGAAAACGAAGGTGCAGGTCGCATTCTTACCGAAGCCGCGTTAGCAGGCTTGGGTGGCGCAGCTGCAGGTCGTATGATTGGTCAGATTGGCGAAGACAATATTGCCCTTCAAAAAAGAATTGGCAATATAGAAAACGCAGCGGTGCCTTACATCTCACGTGCTTTACATGCTGCAGAAGCAGGTGCTCGCGATACTGCACAAGCTGCAGGCAAGAAAGCAAGTTCTTTGCTAGAGCATCTTGGTAAACGGCGAAAAGACCTTAACTTGAACCGTGCTGAACAAGGTGCCGTAATGGCAGCTGCTCCTATCGCGGCTGGTATTGGTGGCTTGGTTGGCGGTGGCGTTTCTAACGTTGCCGGCTTAATGCTCCCTGGGTTCCAACAGCAACAACAGTATGTGGATCCTGAGCAATACGGCTCAAGTAACACGATGGGTGCACGTGCATCCACGACTACAGCACAGTACATGTAAACCTTTGAGTTTACTATCTGCTAAAATTTGTGATAGATAAGACATTAAGTGTCTTTATCTTTCACCCGATAGAAACACTGACACTGGAGGATAAACCAAAGTGTTCATTGATAGCTAGTTCAGATCCTGGTAGGTGTAACCCTTCAAGATTTGGTAAATAGCTCCGTGGTTGCAGTCAAACTTTTCAGCAATCTTTCTATAAGAAAGACCAGCCTCTTTTAAAGCTTTGATTTGGGCCACGTCATCCGAAGAAAACTTTCTCAAAGACTTCTTCGGCTTCCCTTTACTGGCAAAACCATTGTTTTTGTAACAACCCGTTTTCCAGGCTCTTGTCAGATTTGTTTGTTTGGTAACGATCTCAAGATTATCAAGTTGATTGTTCCTCTTGTTATTATCTTTGTGATCAACTTGCAAGGAAAAGTTACTGGTTCCATGGGAACGCAGATCTAATCCTAAAAAAGCAATAGCCATCAAAACATGAAGATGAAATCTTTTTCTTTTCCCATCTACAAGAACTGAAATACGGTCATAAACACTGGTTGAACGAATGGGAATCTCTTGAAAATATTCTTGATTGTCGGGATCAAGTTGTTTTTCAAAAGCTTTTCCTTCTTCAGTTAAGTAAAGATTACCAAATCCAGGGACAAGTTTTGGATTCATGTTGTTTATAAACATCTTTCCAAAGCTTAGCACGCCTCAACTGAACGCTCAACGTTGTCACCTCATCAAGCAATTGACGAGTGCAAACTGGATGAATTCAGGGAAGCCCTAACGTAAAGACGAGGGTAATCCTGAGCCAAGCCAATCAAGTCGTGATTGGAAGGTGCAGAGACTACT